CGCCTTGTGTAGTTTTTTCCCTTTAAATATTTGCATGATTCTAAATTTTAGTAGTTAATAATTATTTGTTTCTGTTTTAATACGTCCCAAATAGCTATTTGTTGCGTCTTACGTGCGAAGTCTTTTGCCGCTAGCTCAAGCCCTATGTTTCGGCTGATTTCTAGGTAATACAATTCACCATCTACCCATCCACCCGCGAATAGGTTAGCGTCTTCTAGTTTTTCGAAGTTATTATCTACCCAATCAGAAATTTCATCGAATAAGATAGCTTCTGTATCTTTTACTAGCTCACCACATTTGAACCCTGACATGTAACCCTGTGTTGGTGATTGACCTTTAATATTGATTGAAAAACCTTGTTTAGCGTAAATGTTTGCGCTGATTAATTGTGTTAGCTGTTGCTTGTTCATTGGTTTTGTGGTTTTTATGGGGCTATTGTTGATTTCGCTTGTAGGCTATTTTAAATAAACAGAGGATTTGCAGCCATGTGAACTTTACCGATAGACTCATGGGCAAACGAGTGGTTGCAACACCACATGCAGCTTCTAACGAGGCTGCAACCTGAAAGGCTTTGATGTGTCCTGCCACGGGGAGCAGGTGCGGCGCAACCGCAAACGCTGGTTCGATTCCAGACGTTAGAGCCTTTCAGGTTGTGAATGCGTAGGCTGATACGCAATACGTGTGATCTGGAACGCTCAATGAGTACGCACGGTTCAGTGACGGCCAATTATGGTTAGGATAATACTGATAAAAGTGCCAGATATGCCGGAGATCAGCACCGGCCACAACGTTCCCGGTCGCTGTTGGCTAGTGGGCGGCTGATGTTTAAAGCCCACAACTATGGGAGAGTACGCAAACGGTATAGCGGCCATATCAATGGATATGGTGATCAGGTGAGCAACCGGTTAAGCAATCCTGATGTGTTGGTTCGAATCCAGCCTCATCCCACCAATGTCGATGGTTCGAGTCCAGCTGCATAGCAACCTAAACTACAGGAGCACAAAATGTGGAACTTTAACGGCCACGGCTGGATAAAAGAAATTGAATCCGATCGATTTTCTGATGAAGGTTACACGCACTGGTTTATCGAGAGACGACAAGATGGCAAATTTGATTTGAAGATTTTGAGATTTTTTTCAGGAGATCAAGAAGAATTCAAATCATCATTTGATTCGCTTGATGATGCAAAAATAGAAGCATTATCAGCAGAAGATAATATAAATATTTTTGCTATTGTATTAATGTGGCTTGCAGTTATTGGCATCGTTTCTTTCGGCGTTATTTCTATTGGTGGAACACAATGATTCCCCACGCGTGGCCGCTCGCAGAATTGCACGCGCAATTCCCTCATGTGGTTAGCATGGCAAGCTCCTGCCGCTTACTTCGGACCTCGTAATAAGAATGCGCCACATATTGTATTAGTCAAACGGCAAGTCCAAGGTTGAAAGCACCTATCATGGTCGGCCCCCAAGACCGGGCGAACGGGGACAAATAATTATCGCAATAGATAAATGTAAAATTAATAGGTTATATTTATGGCAAAAGTATTTACAGGACAACCAGAGCCAGTTAGAAAGGCTGTAGAGTTTGTTAAATTTCACATCGACACTTACGGCTCTCGATGTGAAGTGCAAGATGTTTATGAGAAGCTATTCAATGATATTTGCAAAGGTTGTTTCCTGCCAACAAATCGTTGTGACTGCCAAGAGCAAATGCTTGGATTGTGAGGCAATTGAAGAAGAAATTTCATGAGGGCAAATATGCAATCAATAATCGAACGCTTTGAAGAATGCATCAGCATGGCAAAACAAAACGGATTAAGCGCTGACTCCGAAAGAAGAATGCGCAATATCTTTTTTGCTGGTGCAGGATGCGTATTATCCATCACGCAAGAAGTTGCAGAAATGGAAAATGAAGATTTAGCTCAGGAGCTTTACAACCAAATGCTTCGTGAGGTAGACAAAGAATTGCGCGATGCTGTTTTGTCGCAATTGAAGGTTTCTAGTGTTCACTGATTCTCATAAAAAAGGCCCCATCAATGTGGGGCCAAGCAGCACAAAACAAACAACAGGAAAACGATGTTAATATATCACATCTTAAATAGGATTCAAATTATGAATAGCTCTTTAATGTTTGTTTTATCAATTATTATCACTGCAGTCTTGGCAATACTCTTTGTATTTAGAACTCCTTCAAATGCAAAATCATATTTTTTGACAGAATCAGGAAAAAAGGTTCTTAATGGAATAGTTGTTTTTATTGTTTTCGGCTTATTTTTTGCTTTAATTTTTAGCAACAAGGCAAGCGCAAATGAAGAAACAGGTAAATTTCTTGCTTATGGAGAGGTATATCTTGGTATGGACTACACAGGTAAGATATCACCCCAATGTTACTCTGATGGTCCAGATAACAGACTAACAAGCAATGGAGGATTAAGAGTCAACATATTTCAATCGCACGATAAAAGATTTGAATTCAACACAAAGTACACTCATCACTCGTGCGCATTTAATGCTGATAGAGAGAGTTATGATGCTATCGGAATAGAGTTTAGCTATAGACTTTGGTGATCAAAACACCAGCATTTGAAACCGCTGCGTTTTGGCTTCAGGGTTCATGCCCATCAATGACATTGCATTAAACAGGGCCATCAGCGGGTCAATCTTGCCGGTACCGGATGCCTGCTTGGTGACCAGTATCGAGTTTGCCCGGTTTTCAATTTTCGCGTTACTCACAACCCACGCCATCATTTCGGACCCGGGGTGCTTCAGTGTACCTTCCGCCAACTTTCTCTCGGTGGTTTTAATGGCGCCACCCATTTTCCAGCCCTGACTTACCCCCACAATTTTGTCTGCAGGTATATCCCGGGCCTCAATTTCATCCAAAATTGCGCTGATTCCAACCGGGTCAACACCAATTCTGTCCATTAAATCGGATGCCCATATCTGCTCCACGATGTCGGCAACCTCAATAACGTCATCGCCAATTTTTTCCACCAGAGTTAGCTGACCAAGTTTGGCAAAATCCTGAATCCTTGGTGCAATCTCTTTTCTCCGCTCCAACACAGACGGGTGTGCCCATGCGTGCGCCCATGCGTACCAGATGCGCGGATCCTCTTTATCCCGGCCAACAATCGCCATTCCCAACAAGTCATCCAGCCCGCCGCCGTCAATTCCGATGGAAATAACCTCGCTTTTCTCCAAAATTTGGTCAAAAGTGAGTGTTTTTATGCCATTTCTGACCCAAAAATCGGCACCGGCCCATCGATCAGAGCGCAATGCCAGGCCAATTTCCACGTTAAGAAACTTCGACATAAATCCAAGCATCGATGTTTCACCTTCGCGCTCGGCCTTCTGGAATTCACGAACCAGGTATTCTTCGTCAACCGAATAACCCATATTGGGGTTAACCAGCTTGAAATTTTTCGGATCCTTGTGCTGGTTAGCTTCCAGCATTTTTTTGGGAAACTCATAAATGATGGGCAAGAAGTGCTTGTCATCAACCAACCCATCGCGAACATCGCGTGCATATTGCAATTTTTGCCGGTAAACACCAGCTGGCGGCTGATCGGATTGGGTTGTCAGGTAGATAATGCAACCTTCCGGACGAGCTGCAAGCCCGCCAGTCGCTTCCCGGAACATGTTTTCAGCGTTGGCGTTTTTGCCAAATATATGAATCTCATCAATTAAAACTATCGACGCTTTTTTTCCGCCGACAGTATTTTGATCGGCAGCCACAACTTTAAGCGAAGCTCCGGACCGTCGATGGGTAATAGTTTTTATGTGATCCTGCACCAAAAATAATGCATCAAGTTCTTCATCAGCCTTGATCATGTCCCTGGCTGGCTTGTACGCATTGAGTGCAACTTCGTGCGTTGGGGCCAAAATAATCATTTCGGCAGAGGGTCGCCAGTTGACTATCATGGCGGTAATCATGATGGACGCGGCGATACTGCTGTTATGGGTTGGCAGCATCGTCTTGCCGAAAAGGAATTGCTTGTTTTCTGCGTCAACACTTATGCACTTTACGGGTACGGAAGGAACCTCGCGAGCTGCGACTATCTGCACAGTTCTGCTGCGAGACTTCATAATCAGGTCGGTTGTTTTGCGCATCCTATCCAGCTTTCTTTGTAGTCGAAATACTGGAAGAACATCAATGTGACTCATAAATTGAACGCAGTATGCTATACCATCAACAGCTCGCCCATTACAGGTCATTGAACGCTCAGTAAGTGAATGCTTGATTCCAAGCGTAGCAAGCAAGTCACAGACACCTCGAGCCAATCGCTCATTGGTATTAGTGAAACTAATGGCTGTGCCAGCTTTGGATATTGTTCCATCAGTATCCATCAGCCCTTGTAGTAGGGCCAATCTCTGTGATTTTGATGCACGAAAATAAATGTCAGGAATATGTTTGTTATTTAAAACACCGGCCTGCCTTAGCTTTTCAGCAAGACAAAATTCAGTCCAAGGCTCATAAGGTATTTTTTTATGTCTTGTCTTTTTCGTTAGGTATTCGCAAATAGAACATTTTTTTCCTATTCTGTGCGCCGGTTTTATGTGACCTCTTCTGCATATGTTATTTGGCCTTCCTCCGATGCCAACAGTAACGGCCCTGCTGCCAGCTTTTGGCTTGTGATCTCCTATTGGATAGCCTTCCTTTTCAATCTCATAAAAAATCTCAAAATCCATTCCAGTAATGCGAGCAGCCTTAGAATCCCCATCACCAAGCCATGCGCCAAGCGTATATGGCTGAACAGGAAGCTCAATATCAGGACACTCAATAGGTTCCGGCATAAACAACGAATGATTGCTTGCCTCACCCCTCATGACATAAAGAGAATCAACAATTTCCTGAGTTGTTCTTGCTCGCGGAGGACGATAGCCCCAGTCAGTAAGCGCTGATGTAAACCATTGATGACCTGCATCAGCAATAACTTTTTCGCCATTACTGAATTCAAGCTCATAGCATTTGTGATCGGTAAAAATATCGCTGACCGCAATGACATTGCATGGCTTGCCATTGGTCCCAAACACCTGGTCACCTACCTGCAACTCGCCCATTGTTTTCCAGCCAGAAGGAACCGGAATCAATGTGTTCAGTGCCAATGCCTTACTGTTCTTCTTCGGCT